ACAGAAGCAAACCCTGCAGTAACAGGACAAACAGGGCAATGGCTATTAGGTTTTGCAGAAAGGGCTGGTGCTTTTGGTGCTGGCTGTACCTATAACTTTGGACAACGACCATTCTCTTACACACCTCCTACAGGCTATGTAGCACTAAACACATATAACCTACCTACCCCTACTATATTACAGGGTAATAAGTATATGGATGCAACGCTATATACAGGTAATGGCACAAGCCAAACAATTACTAATGCTGGTGGATTTAGACCTGATTTAATTTGGACAAAAACAAGAAGTATTTCATCAGGAACATCAGTTGTTGATTCTGTTCGTGGACTTACATTATTATTAGGAACAGCTACAACTAGTGCAGAAGTAACTCAATCCGCTGGAGTAGGATTTACTGCTTTTAATTCCAATGGATTTTCTCTTGGAACAGATGCAACTATTGGTTCTACAAACTTTAATACTGCAACTTATGTAGGTTGGCAATGGCAAGCTGGACAAGGCACTAATACAACTAATACTGCTGGCTCTATTACATCTACTGTATCTGTAAACACAACTGCTGGGTTTAGTATTGTAAAGTATACAGGAACAGGAAGTGCTGCTACCATTGGTCATGGTTTAGGTGTTGCACCTAAAATGATTATAGTTAAAGGTAGAAATACTGCTATTGAATGGCTTGTATATCATACTTCTTTAGGAGCTACTCAATATATAACTTTAAATACAACAGGTGCAGCAGCTTCAGCCGCAAGTGCTTGGAATAACACAGCACCAACATCTACTGTATTTAGTGTATTAAGTGCAGGTAGCACAAACTTTTCAGGAACTACTTATGTAGCCTATTGCTGGGCAGCTATTCCAGGATTTAGTGCGTTTGGTTCTTACACAGGTAATGGTTCTACAGATGGTCCATTTATTTTTACAGGATTTAGACCTGCGTTTATTATGTTTAAACGAACAAATGATGTAAGTGATTGGAATATATTAGACACAACTAGAAGTCCTTACAATACTTCAATAACTAGATTATTTGCTAATGTGTCAAATGCTGAAAATAGTTCAGCAGGAAATTATGATATAGATATTTTAAGTAATGGATTTAAACAAAGAAATACTAATGCAAGCACAGCTTCAAATTCAAATCTTAATGGTTCTACATATATATACATGGCATTTGCAGAAAACCCATTTAAAAATTCCCTCGCCCGTTGAGATATGCCTAGAGGAAGATTTCATACAGACCAGTCTGGTAGAAAAATACATAAATTAACATTATTAAAAATGTTAAATGAAAGAACGGGAAATAGTAGTTTTAAGTATTTAACTAAATGTGAATGTGGAACTGAAAAAGTAATTGGATATAGTTTAATGACTTCAGGTAGAGCTAAGTCATGTGGTTGTTCACAGTACCCAAAAGGTAAAGATAGTCCTAATTATAAACATGGATTATCTCAAGAAAGACATACTCTTAGATATAAAAAATATCAAAGAGAGTGCTATGATAAACATAAATATAATTTATTACCAGAAGCAAAACAATCTATGGTAAAAGCACAAAAAAATAGTTGTGCTATTTGTGGATATAAATTTGGTCAAAAATCAGGTGATATGCATGTTGATCATAACCATGAAACAGGAAAAGTTAGAGGCTTACTATGTGATTTATGTAATAGAGGTCTTGGATACTTTAAAGACAATAAACAATCACTTGCTAATGCAATTAAATATTTAAATAAGGAGTAACAAATGGGATTTTTATTAAACGGAAAACCACTACAAGAAGGTGTTCAATTTAAAGATGCAAAAGGAACAACCTATCCAGCTAATTGGTTAAACCAATCTACTGAAGAAGAGAAAGCTGCTATCGGTGTTGTTTGGGTAGCAGATCCAGTAAAGCTCGATGATCGTTTCTATTGGAACGGAAATCCAACCAGTCCTAAAGCTTTAGAAGATAAAGAAGAAACAGATTCTGAAGGTAATAAATCAGTAACTAAAGGACTTAAGTCTAATTTTATTGCACAAGTAAAAGATACAGCAGGTAAATTACTAGCAAATACAGATTGGTATGTGATTCGTAAAGTTGAACGTAATGTTGAGATTCCTCCTAAAGTAGCAAGTGAAAGAGCTAAGATTGTAGCTGAAGCTGATAGATTAGAAGCAGCTATTACTGAATGTGAATACCTTGAACCTTTTATTAAGGTTGTTACTAATCAAAAATGGAACTAAGTACTATGACTAAACCAGATGTACAAGATATAGATCACAGATTATCTACTCATGAGGAGATCTGTGCATTACGTTATGAACAGATCAACGCTAGACTCAAACGACTAGAACAGATCTTACTTGGTGCTTTTGGTACTATCATAGTATTACTCATTAATAACTTATTTAAATAATATGGACCCAATAACTATATTAGCAGCACTAGGTCCTCTAGCAGTAGACCTAGGTAAGTCACTTATCAATAGATTTGTAGCTCCAGATCAGTTTAAACCAGCTACTATAGAGCAATATGCTCAAATGAAACAGATTGACCTAGAGTTCTTTAAGGTTATGAATGAAGCTGGTGGTGGTAATCCATCTTATCCATGGGTAGAAGCTATTGTAAGACTCATGCGACCAGCTATAGGTCTTTTAGTATTAGCAACATGGGCAACTATGCATTTACAAGGTATTGCAACACCTGAAGTAGATAATTTTGCTTCAGCAGTAGGATTCTACTTATTTGGTGAAAGAAGTTTATTTTACATTAAGAAGAAATGAGTTTAACAAAACACTTTACTCTTAAAGAGTTAACAGCATCAGATATAGCAGCAAGGCATGGAATAGACAATACTCCAACTAGCCCTTTAATTTTAAAAAATTTAAAGACTTTAGCAGAAGGGTTAGAACATGTCAGAGAGGTATTGGGAAAACCTGTTATTGTTAATAGTGGCTATCGTTCTACTATGGTTAATACACTGGTTGGAAGTAAACCGACAAGTCAACACACGAAGGGACTGGCGGCAGATTTTATCTGTCCCGCTTTTGGAACACCTAAAGAGATTGTTAAAAAGATTGTATCTAGCGATATTGAATACGACCAAGTTATCTTGGAGTTTGATCGTTGGGTTCATATTAGCTTTTGTGAAGAAGGTTATAAACCTCGTAAGCAAGCGCTAATCATAGATGGTAAAGGTACTAGAAACTTTAACTAAGAAAGGTAAATAATTATGCCAATGGTCGGAATGAAAAAGTTTGCTTACACAGAAAAAGGTAAGAAACAAGCTAAAGAGTATGCTAAAAAAACTGGTAAGAAAATGACTGCTAAAGCTAAAAAAGGAAAAAAATAATGGCTATGATTAAAGAGTATGGTGGTATGGAAAAGTATAAATCTAAAAAAGCTATGAAGGCCCATGAAAAAAAAGAAGGTAAAAAAATGGAAGCCAAAGAAAAAGTAATGGCTAAAAAGAAAAAGAAAAAATGATACAAAAAGGTAAAGAGAAGTTTTCAGGTTATAACAAACCTAAACGCACTCCTTCTCATCCTACTAAGTCTCACGCTGTACTTGCTAAAGTAGGAGATAAGGAAAAGCTTATTCGCTTTGGTCAACAAGGTGTAAGTGGTGCAGGATCTAATCCTAAAACTCCTAAAGATAAAGCTAGACAGAAGTCATTCAAGGCTCGTCATGCAAGTAATATCTCTAAGGGTAAAATGAGTGCAGCTTACTGGGCAGACAAAGTAAAATGGTAAAAAAACCTAAGAGTAAAGTTAATCAAGCAGGAAACTATACTAAACCTACTTTACGAAAAAGCTTATTTAATAAAATAAAAGCAGGAAGTAAAGGAGGAGATCCAGGTGAATGGTCTGCTCGTAAGGCTCAAATGTTAGCTCGTGAGTATAAAAAAGCTGGTGGAGGCTACAAGTAATGGCTTTAGCTAAATCACAAAAGTCTTTAAAGGATTGGACTAAGCAGAAGTGGAGAACCTCTGATGGTACTCCATCTAAGGGTAAGAAAAGATATTTACCTGACGCTGCTTGGAAAGCTTTAAGTCCTAGTGAAAAAGCTGCAACTAATAAAGCAAAAGCTCAAGGTAATAAAAAAGGTAAACAGTTCGTATCACAACCAAAGAATATAGCTAAAAAGACAGCTAGATATAGATAATGAAAGATAAATTAGATCAGATTAGAGAGTCAGCAGAAGCAGACTTATCTATCTTCATTAAATTGGTTGCACCACACTTGATGTTAGGTGCTGTACATGAAGAACTTATTAACTGGTGGACTCGATCTGAGTCTAAGAATAACCAATTAGTATTACTTCCTCGTGGACACATGAAGAGTAAACTAGTTGCTTATAGAACTGCCTGGTGGATTACTAAATACCCAGAGACTACAATTCTATATGTATCTGCTACGGCAGACTTGGCTGAGAAACAACTATACGCTATTAAACAGATTATCGATAGTCCTATCTATCGTAGGTATTGGCCTGAGATGATCCATCCTGAAGAAGGTAAACGTGAGAAATGGGCAGTTTCTGAAATTGCTGTTGATCATCCACAAAGAAAACTAGAAGGGATTCGAGATGCAACTTGTAAAGCTGTTGGTCTTACATCTAATACCACAGGTTTTCATGCTGACGTTGTTGTTCTTGACGACATTGTTGTACCTGGGAACGCTTATACAGCTGATGGCCGTGAGAAAGTTGAGGCAGCTTATTCTCAACTTGCTTCCATTGAAAATCCTGGAGCGAGAGAATGGGTAGTAGGTACTAGATATCACCCTAAAGACATCTATGATACCATGGTAGCGATGAAAGAAACTATTTATGGTGAAGATGGTGACATAACTTCAGAAGAAGAAGTGTATGAGTTGTTCCAAAGAGTAGTTGAGACAGAAGGAGAGTTCCTCTGGCCTAAACAGACTCGTGCAGATGGTAAGAAGTTTGGATTTGATGATAAAGAATTAGCACGAATCAAAGCAAAATACATAGATGCAACACAATTTTATGCACAATACTACAATAATCCTAATAGTGAAGATGTTGCAAGGATTAGTTCTGAGAAGTTTCAGTATTTTGATAAGTCTATACTCCAAAATAAAGAAGGAGATTGGTACATTAGAGATAGGAAGCTTAATATTTATGCTGCTATTGACTTTGCTTTCTCTCTTCGTAAAAAAGCTGACTATACAGCCCTAGTTACTATTGGTGTAGACCATCAAGGTAACTACTATGTACTAGACATTGACAGATTTAAGACAGATCGAATAGTTGATTACTATGACCATATAGTAAAAGCTTGGGAAAAGTGGGGATTCAGAAAGATTAGAGCTGAGGTTACTGTAGCTCAACAAACCATCGTTAAAGAGTTGAAAGAAAGCTATCTTAAACCTAATGGTATACCTCTTTCAATTGATGAATTCAGACCTACAAGATCTCTAGGTGATAAATACGAGCGTGTAGCTGCAGTATTAGAACCTAAATATGATAACATGCAAATTTGGCATTACAAAGGTGGTAATTGTCAATCATTAGAAGAAGAGTTAGTAATGGCTCATCCTCCTCATGACGACATTAAGGATGCTTTAGCTAATGCAATATCTATTGCAATTATTCCGAAGAACAGAGTCGGAACATTCTCAATAGGTAAAAATATAGTTACTCACAGCCGCTTCGGTGGTGTTTCTTACTAAGGAAAAATTATGGCAGGATCAGTAGCACAACTAAGACAATTACTTAATAGAGAGACTCTAGCTAGAAAACTAGCAGGTCTTTATAATAATTGGTGGATTCAACGTGATGATAAAGAAGCAGAATGGAGAGAGCTCCGTAACTATCTATTTGCTACAGATACTACTAAAACTACTAACTCTAAACTACCTTGGAAGAATAAAACAACTCTTCCTAAACTCACACAGATTAGAGATAACCTACATGCTAACTACATGGATGCTTTATTCCCTAACGATGATTGGGTTAAGTGGGAAGGTTATAACTTAGAAGCTTCTACTCATAATAAACGTAGAGCTATCGAGTCATACATTAAAACTAAGTTAAGAGAGTCTGGTTTCAGAGAAACAGTATCTCAACTTCTATATGATTATATTGATTATGGTAACGTCTTTGCTGACGTAGTTTATGTAAATGAAACACACAAAGATCAATACACAAATGAAGAGATTACTACCTACCAAGGTCCTAAACTAGAAAGAATATCACCATTTGATATTGTATTTAACCCTACAGCTAAGACTTTTAAAGAATCTCCTAAGTTTACTCGTTATGTTAAAACAGTAGGAGAGTTAAAGAAAGATATTAAATATCATCCAGATTTAAAATATGATGAGGCAGCTTTTGAGAAAGCTATTGCTGTTCGTAGAAACATCTCAGCATTTAAGATGGAAGATGTTAATAAGGCTGAAGGCTTTATTGTTGATGGCTTTGGTTCATTACAAGAGTACTACCAATCAGGTCTAGTAGAGATACTAGAGTTTGAAGGTGATATCTATGATGAAGTTCAAGGTGAACTCCTAGAACGTAGAATTATTACAATCATTGATAGATCTTATATTATTCGTAATATTGAGAATCCATCATGGTTAGGCCGTGATACTAAACATCACGTATCATGGAGAGAAAGACCAGATAACCTATATGGTATGGGTCCATTAGATAACTTAGTAGGACTACAATATCGTATTGACCATCTAGAGAATCTTAAAGCTGACGCTATGGATCTTACTATTCATCCTCCTATTGTTATTAAGGGTGACGTAGAACCATTTGAATGGGGTCCAGAAGCTACTATTCACATCCCTGAAGATGGTGAAGTAAGTATGCTTCCTCCTAATGCTGCTGCATTCCAAGTTAATAACGAGATTGCTTCTCTATTAGCTATCATGGAAGAGATGGCAGGAGCTCCTAAAGAAGCTATGGGTATTCGTAGTCCAGGTGAGAAAACAGCGTTTGAAGTACAACAATTACAGAATGCTGCTGGACGTATATTCCAACATAAGATTAACAAGTTTGAAATTGAGTTCCTTGAGCCAATCTTAAATACTATGTTAGAAATGGCTAGACGTAACCTAGACATTACTGAACTTACTAGAGTTATGGATGATGACTTAGGTGTAACTGATTTCATCTCTATTACTAAAGAAGATATCACAGCTAAGGGTAAGTTACGTCCTATCGGTGCTAGACACTTTGCTGCTAGAGCACAACTCGTACAAAATATGATGGGAGTATTTAATAGTCCTATGGGTCAAGTTATTGCACCACATGTCTCTGCTAAGCGTCTTGCTAAGATGGTTGAAGAGTATATGGGCTTTGAGAAATATGAGTTTATTAAGGATAATGCTGCTGTATTTGAGCAAGCAGAAACCCAAAAACTTGTTAACCAGGTTCAACAAGAAATGCAGATTGAACAAGCCACACCTATTGAAGAGGGTATGATGGAGCCTATTTCAGAGGAACCAGCACCTCCTGCAATGTAAATATTACTTGACTTTTAAGTAATTGTATGTTATAATTAGTGTATGGATTTAAAATCTGAAAAAGCTAAAAGCTTATCAAAACAAGAAGTTTTCGATTTACTTAAAGCGTATATCACTGACCAAGTTGAATTGTCTAGACGTAAATGTATGGATGAGGAGAATTTCTCTCTACCTTCTTGGGCTGAGTATCAAGCTTATCAATTAGGCTTCCAAAAAGCATTTCTTAAACTTCAGTCTTTAATACCTGACAAAGGAGAAAAATAATGTCTGAAGACAATAAAATTACTGAGCCAAGTACCAACGCGGATCAGAACCAAGATAACCAACAACCACAATTCCAGATTCCGACAGAAGCTGCTGATTTTGTAGGCGATGGTAAAAAGTACAATTCTGTAGAAGATGCGTTAAAATCAGTACCACATGCTCAAAAGCATATTCAAACTCTTGAGTCTGAACTTGCAGCTGCTCGTGAGGAACTAGCTAAACGTAGAACTACTGAAGAACTACTAGATGAAATTAAGTCTGGAATTCAACCACAGGCAACCCCTGCTGGAACTGAATTTGATCAAGATAAATTATTGCAATTGGTTGATCAAACTCTCGAAGTTAAAGAGAGACAGAAAACAGCTAAGTCTAATGCTGATACAGTAGCTTCTAAGTTTACTGAGAAGTATGGATCTAAAGCTGAAGAAGTCTATAACTCTGTAGCTAAAGAAAGTGGATTAACTGTCCAACAATTAAATAACTTGGCAGCTAGTTCTCCCAAGATTGTACTAAAGCTTGCTGGTCTAGAAAGTACATCTGCTCCTGTAGCAGGTAAGCCAACTAGTTCAGTTAACACAGAAGCACTAGGTCAAAAAGTTGACCCTAGCCAATTATCAGCTAGAGTTAAGCAGGGTGCTACTACTAAAGATTTAGTCAATGCCTGGAAGATCGCTGGCGAAAAAGCTAAATTAAATTTATCACAATAATAAGGAAAAAACATGTCACAATTAACTAGTAATACAACTGCCTTTATTGAGGCACAACAGTATTCACAGTTTATTCTTGATAACTTACATGATTTCTTACTACCTGAAGGTATGTGGAGAGATGTATCAGACTTTGGTTCTGGCACTACTTTAAACATCAAAACAGTTGGTACAGTATCAATTCAAGATGCAGCTGAAGATACACCATTAAACTTTAACCCTATCGACACAGGTACTATCACACTTGCTATCACTGACTACGTTGGTGACGCATGGAAAGTTAGTGATGACCTCCGTGAAGATGGTGCTCAAGTAGACTCATTAATGTCTATGCGTGCAATGGAATCAACACGTGCTCTTGGTGAAAACCATGAATCACGTTTCTTATCAGTAGCTAACGCTGCTCAAACTAACGCTAATGTTAACTTAGTTAACGGCCGTCCACATCGTTGGGTAGCTGGTGGTGCTTCAGCATCAACACGCGTTATGACATTATCTGACTTCATTGCTATGAAATTAGCATTTGATAAAGCTAATGTTCCTGCAGCAGGTCGTATCGCTATTGTTGATCCAATCGTTGAAGCAACATTAAATAGCATTTCTAACTTAGTTAACGTATCTAACAACCCAATGTTCGAAGGTATTGTTACAGAAGGTTTTGCTAAAGACCATAAATTTGTTAAAAACATCTTTGGTTTCGACATCTGGACTTCTAATCGTTTACCAGTTAAGACAGCTACAGAAGCATTAAACGCTTCTTCATATGGCTTAGCAAACGATACAGCGGAAATTGGTGACGTAGCTAACGTATTTATGTGCGTATCTGATGACTCAACAAAACCAATCATGCATGCTTGGAGACGTGCTCCTAAGACTGAAGGTTGGAGAGACAACGAAGAACGTGCTGATAAGTATCAAGTTACTTCTCGTTTCGGTTTCGGTGCCCAACGTGTTGACACACTTGGTGTTATTTTAACTAGCGGTTCTACATACTAAGGAGAAATAACATGGGTTTTGAAATCGACGGTAAAAGAGGCGTAGCTAATTACTACGGTGTTCGTACTACAAACGGTAAGTTTGGTGGTCAACAATCAACAAAGAACGGTGTTGTAAAATCTGCAGTTTGGGATTTTGATTACAATGATCTTCCTAACTATGGAAGTAATGGTCTTCAATTTGTCCTCCCTGCTAATGCAACAATCGTTTCTGCTAAATTGTATGTTGATGTAGCATTCACTTCAACTTCTACAACTACAGACTTAAACATTGGTTTGTATACTTCTGCAGGTGTAGCAATTGATGCTGATGGCTTGATTGCTGCTGCTGAAGCTACACAAACAGCTATTGGTACTGCAGGTAATGTAGTAACTGGTGCAGGTGCTCTAGTAGGTAAAACTATTGGTACTGCTGCTGGTGAACTAGTAGTAGCTCCTTCAGTTGATGACTTACTCACAGGTGCAGGTCGCATCGTTGTTGAGTATGTTTACAACAAGGACTAAGTAGTAAACTGGGTATAGCCTCTACATTAGTAGGGGCTTTCCCTTTCTCTAAGGAATTCTAAATGACGATACAGCATAATTTAATTACAGATCCAGATATCCATGAACCTAAAGGTGTAGCAGCTGCTACTATAGGTAAGGTATATGTATCCGATGGAGCAGGATCAGGTTCTTGGCAATATCCTCCAGGTAAAGCTCATGGTGAGATTTATATAGATGCTGGTGCAACGTCACAAACTCTTTCAGGATCTTCTGCATATGCTAAACTCAATCCAACAGGTGAGTGGACATCAGGAGTATCTAACGTATTAACTCTATCTCCTAGTACAGGAATAATTACACTTACAGAAGCTGGTACATATATGATTAACTTCTGGTGTCAATTTAGTACAGCAGCTATTGCAAATGGTACTGTATACAATTTTAAATATAACTTAAGTGGAACATCTAGTGGTAGAACTCTTACTGTATCTAAATTTAGTAATGGTTCTGATAAACTACATATTTCAGCTACTGGTTTAGTAACTGCTACAGCAGGTCAAACATTATCAATGTATGTTGGTGGTGATGCTACATCATCTTCTACAGCAATTACAGTTATTGAAGCAGGATTATCTGCTGTTAAACTATAGGAGTACATCATGGCTAAGATGACACTACTTGAGATTGTACAAGACATAATGTCTGATATGTCATCAGACGAAGTGAACTCTATCAATGATAGCGTTGAATCTCTTCAAGTAGCTCAGATAGTTAAATCATCTTACTACAATATTGTAGATGGTAAAGACTTTCCATGGTTATATGAACTCTTTCAACTTGGTACTAGTGGTACTATCTCTAGACCTACTCATATGAGAATCCCAGAAACAATTATAGATCTTAAATGGATTAAGTATAATTGTGCTAAACCTGGGGAAACTCGTAATAGATTCACAAAGATTGAATATAAAACTCCTGAAGAGTTCTTAGATATTACTGATCAACGATTAAGTACAGATTCTAAGATTACAGTAGTTACTGACTCTACAGGTATTAAGATTAATGTCTATGATGACAGAGCTCCACAATACTTTACTTCATTTGATGATGATTACTTAGTATTTGATGCTTATAACTCTGCAGTAGAATCTAGCTTACAGAATAGTAAAACTCAATGTCATGGTAAACGTTCAGTAGTATTTACTCTTTCTGATACCTTTACTCCAGATTTACCCGTACAAATGTTTACTTATCTTCTTAATGAAGCTAAATCAGCAGCATTCTTAAATCTTAAACAATTACCTAATGCTAAAGCAGAACAAATCTCAGTAAGTCAAAAGCGTAAGATGAGTCAAGAAGCTTGGAAGATTAGCAATGGTATTAAGTATCCTAATTATGGTCGTAAACCAAGTACAAAAGGACATTACTAATGGTAATGCTAACTAGTAATACTCCAGCATTTATTAACTCACAGCAGTACTCGAAAGGAAAAAAGAATGGCAGAAAAGTGGATTCAAAAAGCAATCAAAAAACCAGGAGCGTTAAGAGAAGCTCTAGGAGTAAAAAAAGGTAAGACAATTCCAGCAGCTAAACTTGCAGCTGCAGCTAAGAAACCAGGTAAAATGGGTCAACG